TGTCCAAATCCGACGTGTCATAAGGTACAATCAACTGCTCCGCAGGCACAAACTTGCTCATAGCACGGCCCGCTACCTCATCAAAATAAATCTTCTTAAACGTACTCCCCGCTAACGGTAAATAAAACAACATCTGATCCATGTCAGGCGTGTAATCCTCCATCACATTCGTAACATAGTAGTTCATAAAATGACGAACCCGCTCAGACTGCTCCTGCTTGGCCCGCGTTCTCTCCCCCATAATCACCGTCCGAACAGGACCAGAAGAAGGTAATAACTCATTAAAAGCTTGCGCCTGAAACTGCGTAGCAGCCTCCGCCAACAAAGGATGCGTCACGCCACTCGCACCGCGAAACGGTTGCGACCTCTCCTCATAATTAAAACCTAAAAGCTCCAAACCATCAGTATACGCATCCTCCCACTCCTGACGACTAGCCTTGTTAGCGTCAAACTCCCCCAGTAAATCCGAAGAAATACGACCCAACTCCATATCAGAAATGTTCTCCGCTAAGTTCTCCGTAAACCCAACTTCCTCCCGCTCATCCTCAGGATCAAAATCTACAGTAGCTCCCCGTCCTCTTCTTCCGTAATCTCTATCTCAATATTAGGGTCCATGAGCAGCGGACCGTCGTCCGTGCTAGGTATCTCAAGCTCTATCTCCGCCATCAAATCCGCTTCATCCAACTGCGAAGGGACATTCTTGTCCATTAAACTTCCAACTTTCTCAGCCATGTTTTGTCCTCATGTCAATAATACGCCTTCACCTTAACAGAATTTTCCTCATCATGCCAGTCATCTGTTGGTAATTGTACAAAATTACCCTGACGATACCTCATTAACGCCTGTGTCATGCTATCCACCAAATCATCATACTCCCCATTCGGAAACGCAGCCACCTCCTCTATCAACTCCTCAGCCCACGTCTCGTCAGGGGCCCAAACCATCCCCGCCTCAAATAACGGACTAACCGCATGAACCCGCGTTACCTTGTCATTCCCCTTACTTGGCGTGAAATTTACCACAGGTATCCCCGTCTGCCTCATCTCCTGCGTCAACGGCAAGCCACTCGCCTTAGCCTCCACTATCACCGCGTCAGGCTCCCAATACTCCCATAACTCAAACGCCATCCCCTTCAACTCAGGAAAATCCCAACGACCCTTCTGACTGTCCAACAAAATTAAATTAGGGGCCCCCGCCTCCTCAGGAAAAAATACCCCCCACGTCGTTATCGCACTATAGTCACTCGTCTCCCGCTTACTAAATGCCGTATCATAACTCTGTATCACATACTGTAACTGCGGTATCTTCTCCTGCTCCCACTTCTTCCACCACTCACGAGGTATAATCGCATTCTCCTCACCAGTAGGATTCTGCTGATACTGCGCATTCCACTTGCTCAACGGAATAGAAGCGCGGACCGCGGTCAAATCATCAAAACTCCAAAACTCAGGCCAACACGCCTTGCCATCCTCAAATATAGCAGGTAACTCCACTACCTCCCACTGATCCGCTAACGGATCTTTAGCCATCGCCCTCAATAACTGACCCGTCATGTCTTTCTCCGACCACCGCGTCTGTACCAAAACTATACTCCCACCCGGCTGTAACCTCTGTCGGGGGCCCCCAGTATACCAATCCCAAGCATCATCAAAACCTGTATTCGACATAGCCGTCTGCTCCGAATGCGGATCATCAATAATTACTAAATCCCCACCACGACCCGCCAAATTCGACCCCACACCAACCGCATAGTACATCCCACCACTAGACGTATCCCACCGACCACTCGCCTTACTGTCCGCAGCTAACTTAACCTCAGGAAAAACTGTCTTATAATCATCACTGTCAATCAAATTCTTCGTCTTACGACCAAAATTTACCGCCAAATCCGTCGTGTGCGTCGCCTGAATAATCTTCATCCGCGGATTACGGCCCATCATCCACGCAGGAAACAAAAAAGACGCAAACTCACTCTTCGTGTGCCGCGGTGCCATGTTGATAATCAAACGCTTTAACTCGCCGCTCGCAACCCGCTCCAACTTCTCCGCAATAATATGATGATGCCTCCCCGCTATAAACTCAGGCCACATAGATCGAACAAAAGTTAAAAAATTATCTTTACACGCATCATTCTTTTCAAGCTGCGCTAACCGCAGTTCAAGCTTCAAAAGCTTATCTTCATTCAGATGGTTTATCGGTACATTCATCGGGGGCCCCTGACCCTTAAAATAACCATTTTTTCTTAATAGTAAATAGCTGTTCGTTTTTACGGTGAAATATTTGAGAGAAACATAGCCCTAGCCCTCGTGCCGACGCACCGCGGGCCGTCGATTTTTTGCCGTTTTTCATGGTTTTTGATGATGGAAAAATGACCCGATATTCGTGGGTCCCACGCGTTTTTTATTGGTCCGCGGTAGTCGGTCCGCGGTAGTTGGTAAAGAAAATTTACAAGTGATTCGTTTTTAATTGTAGTCGGTCCGCGGTAAACGGTCCGCGGTAGTTGGTTAAGGATTCGAGCTAGTCGGTCCGCGGTAGTTGGTGCGGGACAATCGACCATCCCCCGCGGTCCACGGCTCACGGTACGTTTTAAAGGGCCAAAGAGGGGCGGTGGCGGGTTTGATTTACTGTTATAAGCAAATAAAAAAAGGCCGTCTAAAAACGGCCTTAAATCGCGTTATATGGTAGGGTTTAATCTAGTCCATAAAATATATTGTGAACAAAAACGGGTTTGGATTTGTCCCGTATAAAATCGGAATTGTAATAGCCGTAAATCTTATTTCCCTTGCAAACTACAATTTCCTGAACGTCTTGTTTTTTGACTAGGTTCGCCCGTTGAATCCTACGGAAATATTCCTGCTTACACCCCCGCAGGGTTTCAAACTTTGTATAACAATCAAGGCGGTCTTTTTGCTTAAATTGAATTTGATAATAGTACATTTTAAACTCCATTAAAAAAGGCGGGGAAAATACCCCGCCTCAGTAGTGTATACTATTTGTCTTATATAGTCAAGTTTATGAGGCTAGTTCCAGAAAGCTTTCCGACGCGGTTACATTGTTCACTTCCCGCTCTCTTTGGATAAGGGTTGTTTCTACGTTATCCCGATTAGCAGAGTTCTTAACTGTAAACGCCCCAGTAGAATGGGAGGCGTAGTGCGTAAGTGCGGAATATAAAGACCAAACTGTAGAGCCTCTTTGCTCTGCTTCCTTTTCAAATTGTTCCATCATTTGAGCGGTTTTTCTGGATTGTGCCTCGCCCGCGGTAAAACCTTTTTTTTCCGCACGTCGGATTTCACTATCAGAGGCGGGGTAGTTTTTTTGCAAAACTTCAAAAGCTTGATCAAAATTGATTTCTTTATTCGCCCACGCTTGCCAAGTTTGAACTTTCAATTCGTAATATTCAACTTGCTTCTCAATAAATGGTTTTACTAGGGCTGGACTAAAACTGGCGGTATGCCCAAAAGAAGTAGCCATTAATTCTGCGGAAGTACAACCATTAGTACAAAAGAGATCTTCCGCACCCGCTTGTAATCTAATTGCCGTTTGACCGCCAAAACTATTGATAATCATAACGCGGAAATTTAACTGGGTTTTGCTACCAGTTAGTTGTCGAATATCCCTACCTAAGCCGTCAAAAGAATATCCCCAACGGCACACGCTACCATTATCTGCGGTTTTCTCAATTAACTTGATATTTTGCAAGGCATCCTTTGGAAGTGAATCCTCTAGTCCCTCCCGAACCGCGATATCTAATTCAGAATTATCCGCAATAGCATATCTTTTTTTCATTACTCCAAGCGGGATATTATTGTCAGTTCGGATAATGGCTTGTCCAGTTTCTGTAGGTACTGGTACATAATCCCCAATAGTATTGCGTAAATATATCGGGGTTTTTACTGCGGAAAAATTAACCTTTTCCAATGGCGGAAATACTGCGTCCGCGGTATTTTCTGCGGTGGCGATGGCATTATCAATTAAGTTCTTTGCTATTGTTTCAAGTTTTTTCATTTGTTTTACTCCATGTTTTTAAATGAAATTAGGCGGGATAAAATACCCCGCCTCAGTAGTGTATACTATTTGTCTTATATTGCAAGCTTTTTATATAAAACCCTCAATAGTTTTATGATCACATAACTTTGCAAAGTTCTTAATATAATCTTGATCTACTTCTATTCCATCTCGACAAGTAACTTCTCCAGCCCCGCGGTAATCTAAGTATAGTAAATTATCCCTAGTAGAAAAATAACAACTATCATCTATTAAGGAATAATCATCGTCGGATAAAAATAGTTTAGCGTCCGTATAACCGCCTCTTACATCCGCTCCCTGATGTATTTGCAAAAGAACGTACTTATCGCAAGTATATTCTCCTTCTAGATCGCATCCCTGCAAAACCTGACTAAAACAATTTTCAAAGTTGTAGGTATTCCAAACCCCGCCTTGCGTATAATCATTAGCAGTAAAACCATTTTGCAATAAAAAGTTTTCTCCCTCTTTACTCAGGCCGTAGTAGTTTTCACTATCCCACTTATTAACTTTCATAGCATTAAATTCTTTACAGAGTTCATCTTCTATTAAAACTTTTGTGAGTTTATGAAATACAGATATAGTAGGATCTAGATATATCCGATCTCCAGAAACATCAAAACCTAATGTGGCCTCTGGTTCTTTTTTAAAATCATCAATAGATTTTTTTTGATTCCGTTGCCAATGCCTACCACTACCCCCGCCCGAATCAAGCATATGAGTTCCAGTATTTTCCGTAAGCATATTATATATAATTTGTTCAACCATTGTTTCATTCTCCATGTATATAACTAATCTCATATATATAGCATTAAAAAAGGCGGGTTGTAAATAGCCCGCCTTGATTATTTTACTTTTT